TGTGCCAGGCCGCTACAACACTCAAATGCAGTGGCAGATGGCCTGCACAGGCCGTAAGTGGTGCGACTTTATATCCTATGATCCAAGAATGCCGGAGGGGATGCAGCTTGTTATCAAGCGTGTAGATCGCGACAATGTAGCAATCGCTGAGCTTGAGCGTGAAGTGGTGAACTTCATCAACGAGCTAGACAGCAAGATCATCCAACTGAAGGAGAAGACCGGTGGCATTTGAAAAGAAAGACAACAGTGGGGCGATCTTCAAGAACAACAAGAAGCAGAACGAGAATTCTCCACCACTGACGGGCAACGCGCTCATTGGCGGGGTTGAGTATTGGGTCAGCGCTTGGACTAAGACAGACAAGAATGGCGAGAAGTGGATCAGCTTCGCCTTCAAGCCGAAGAACCCTACGGCGTCTCAGGTCCAGTCAACGTCAAGCATCGATCTGGATGAGGATCTTATTCCCTTTTAGAGGTGGCCCATGAACAGCGATCCCCTGCTTTCGGAACAGTTCCGTATCGTCGCGAAAGCATATGTGGATGCTGACTCCGCTGCGTCTCTATTAGAAGAAACCAAAAGCGCAGTGCTGGCCCGCATGATGCTCTCTCTGGGTGACATGCCGGTTAGCCGCGCTGAGATGCAGACAAAAGGTTCTGCTGAATGGGTAGAGTTTGTCACCAACATGGTGGAGGCTCGCAAGAAAGCAGCGTTCCTTAAAGTGAAGATGGAATACATCCGAATGAAGTTTTCGGAGTGGCAATCAATAGAAGCGTCAAAACGCGCAGAGATGAGGTTATAGTGGAAAACCTAGAAGATAAAGCGCAGCTTATGGAAAAAACAGGCCAGAAGATACTGCGCATTCTTGAGAAGTTAAATGAACCAACAGCGTTTGCCGTCATCAATTACTGCTTCACATTAATGGTAATAGATGATCAGCGTGGGTCGGTTGTTGCTAAAGCAATGGTGGCAACGTTCTCAAGCAATGTTGTGAATAGCATTAATGGCTATTTCCATGATGGTGAAGAAGAGTCCGTTCATTGATCAAACGTGTACGCATAACGGCCAAAACAAGAGCAGATATTTTCCTGCGGCATGAGGGCCTGTGCCATTTGTGCAGCATGAAAGTGTCGCCCGGCCAGGAGTGGGATGTAAGCCATGAACAACCTCTTGAGGCCGGTGGTCGAGATGATGAGAGCAATTGGCTGGTTGCTCACAGGAAGTGCCATAGGGTTCATACTAGCACTGTGGATATGCCTTTGATTGCTAAGGTGAAACGCATTCACCAGAACCACATAGGCGCATCGCAATCTAAGTCACCACTGCCAGGCGGTCGTTTTTCAAAGTGGAAAAAGAAGATGGATGGCACAGTGGTTTTACGCAACAAAGGTGGGGACGAATGAGATTCTTAGTCACGATGAACATGCCAAGCATGAATGGCATGGAAACCCACCAGATGACGCTTGAGCATGCAGTTCAGTCTCAAGCAGAACTATGCGTTCTTTTGAACAAGGTAGAGTTCGTTATCTTTCGCATGTTCTATAGGCGTAAAAACATGGATGGTACAATTTGGTGGCAAGACAGAGGCGAGATCATCATCAACACAACGATGATCGGCAAAGCGCAAGAGTTCATCGACTTCGATAATGAGGACGATGGAGATGTATCAAAGCGTCCGTATATTCAGCGTAAACACAACAGCAACTGAGATAAAGGAGATGCCCATGGACTATTATGAAATCATGAAAAGCGCGGCGGAAGTCTTTAACAACAGGAATCCTAAGTATGGGGACATGCGTGTTGGTATGGAAAATGTGGCTCAGATCTCGACCATCATCACGGGCATCCAGTTGAGCGCCCATGATGTCGCCCTGGTGCTTCATGCTGTAAAACTTTCCCGCCTAGGATCAGATCGAAAGAATCCAGATCACTACATTGATGGCGTCAACTATATGGCCTTTGCTGGTGAGCTGATCACTGAGCAGGATCCCTACAAGATCGAACAAGCCATGCAAGAAATGGTTGTCACGCCCGTCAGTGAGAAAGAGCCCGAAGGTGAGTTCAGGTGATGGAAGACATCGATGACAAGATGATCGAGTTGTGGGAAAAAGGTATTCCTGCAAGCCAGATCGCTAAAGAATTAGGAGTTACCCGCAATGCTGTTGCGGGTAAGCTTCACCGTTTTAAGTTCTCTGGGCGAATTGTCCAGAAAAACATCGACAACAGATTTGACGCCATCAAGGCTGACCTAAGGCAGCTTGATAAGGAACGGCGTACAATAACAAACGCACAAGCCAACCCGAATGTTAGCGTTTACAAGATTGAAGATGCGCTAATCTCTCTCCCAAAAATAAAGACAGAAACGTTCAGTGAAACTGTAAACCTCATTGTATGCAAAGAAGTGCCCGCGCCAGTGGGTGAAAACATAAGGTTTGACCAGCTTACAGCAAAGTCATGCCGCTTCATCATCAACGATGGGCCAGCAAGAGACTTCCTGTTTTGCGGCCAAGAAAAAACAGGGCGAGCCTACTGCGCAGACCACTCAAAGCTGTGCTATTACACACTGACAAAGGGAAGCAAAAATGCTGGTCAAGCTAACTCTTCCTGAAATGCTCAGTGCATCAAATGCTGGAACCATCAGGCAATATGCATCAGATCAACGGAAGTCTGAGTATTCTGATGGGTTCACAGGGGAGAAGATGACACCCTTAACGTCCCACATAGAAGGGGCTATGGGTGAAGTCTGCGTGGCAAAAGTTTTAAACATACACTTCCCAGGGAGTGTTAATACCTACGGAAAAGCAGACCTTGGTGATGACATAGGGGTGCGAACTACAAACAAAGAAAACTACGGCCTCCTCATCTATGAGAAAGACAACCCAAATCACTTTTACTATCTTGTCAAAGGGGTATCGCCCAACTACAGGGTCTGCGGGTGGATCCGTGGCGGGGATGCCAAAGTAGATAAGTACCTATCGCCACACGTGAACAACAGGATAACCATTTGGCGAGTATCCGAAAGCGACTTAAATCCAATGACAATGCAGCCACAAAGGGGATCAAAATGAACATGCTCCAACTCAACCCAGCACTGCCTGTGGTGACGCCTAAGGGCAAAGGACTTGCCCAGGTGATTATCGACTACGGAACAGAGCATGATATAATCTGGGTTGTGTTCCAAGAAGACGGTGAATGCTGGTCCTGGAGAAATCAAGACATCCGCGCAGAAAGAAATATCACCTTCAATCGTAATCCCGCTTGATGTTCATAGCGGCTGTGGCACACTAGCTGAGTCAAGGAATGGTTCTTGGCTTACATGCGGCGATAGTTATGCGTGAGCCGCCTGAGTAGCCCAGCCCTTCAGTGATTGTTCGAAACGCCACTTACCCCGGTCAATTCGGTTTGACCGGGGTCTTTCGTTATGGCACCAACTTCCAACCAACCGTAGCCTCGTCCCAGACGTACCGCTGATCGTCAGCGGGGTACGGCACGGGCGCGCTCCACAACCATGTGGTCTGGTCCAGCGTCCAACTCGCAAAAGGTTGCGGAGCGTAGAACACATCGTTGGCTTGATCGTAGGTGTACCCGATCCCGGCGTAGTTGCCGCGCAGGGCCACGCCGCCATCTGGCTGGCCGTCCGCGCCGTAGTGGACCCCGCCCCTCGTGTTGTAGCTCGTCTGTATCCACGAGCCGGGCGACGAGTCCACGAACGTGTCGAAGAACTCAGGCTCGGCGACGATGACTTGGATAACTTTGCCGTCGAGGCATTTAGCGTAATGGCTCATGCCGTGTAACTCCCAGATGCGGTGAACTTGATAATGGTGTTGGAGCCGCTGGTGGTGATGGTGGGTGCGCCACTGGTGACTCCCGAATAAAAAGCAGTTGGAACAGACAAGATGATGACACCAGAGCCGCCAGCGCCACCGGCATTAGTAACAACATTTGATGAACCACCGCCGCCGCCGCCAGTGTTTGCTGTTCCGGGATTTCCCGCGCCCGTAAATGCGCCTGCGCCGCCGCCGCCAGCCCCGCCCGCGCCAGCCCCGAGGCTACTGCCATTGCCGCCGCCGCCACCACCACCAGCATATGTAAGGGACGACCCAGTGATGCTGGATGCCGTTCCTGCACCACCAGCGCCTGACGTAGCACCCGCGCCATTTGCGCCGGAAGCAGACCCGCCTCCGCCGCCGCCAGCCGGAAACGGGGTAGTAATAGAATTTGAGCCGCCTGAATTTCCTTGCCCAGATGTGCCAGACCCCCCAACGCGGGAAGCACCGCCATCTCTGCCGCCCGCGCCGCCAGACCCGCCCGACAATCCTGCGCCGTTGTCATTTCCGCCGCCGCCGCCGCCAATAGATGTAACCGAACTAAATACAGAATTTGATCCTGACGGTGCCGCCCCACCAGATGTTGTTCCGCCAGCGCCGCCAGCTCCAACCGTTGCCGTATAAACAGTTCCAGAAGCAAGCGCGGTTGTCCCTGTTAGCAAGCCGCCTGCGCCGCCGCCTCCACCGTTTGCACCGCCACCACCACCGCCAGCAACAGTTAAATATGATGCGCTGTATGTGCCGGGGTTCACCGCATTGACGCCAGAGAAAACAGTCCAACCTTGCGTGGAGTCGGAAAAGACAAAGGCAAGCGTCTCGCGATTTGTTGTCGCGGGAAATACGCTTGTGCCGCCATTTATCTTGCTCCCATTTCGAGCAACCGTAACATTATTTGTCCCCCACGTCCCCGCATAGTCCGTAAGTTGTACAATTTGCCCAAGCGTAGGACTCGCAGGCAATGTCACAGTGATCGCGCCCGCAGTTGTATTGACCCAGTATGCTCTACCAGCCACGGCAGTGAAGTTGCCGGTCTGAACAGATTGCCACGTTAGTGGTCCCGGCACAGAATAGTTAAAGGCTGCAAGTTGCTGCGAAGTCGCCATTAGTAGTCCCCACCAATAGCGTTGACTGCAATTGCAATGTTCGTCCCGCCAGCGGCCACGGTCAAACCGGCATAAACACGATAACTGGCGGGGATATTGAGGCCCCCCAGCGGGACCGGCAAAGTGTAAACAGTGTTGGCGGATGTAGCCAGCGCCGTGACAGCGGTGGCTGGCAAAGCCACTTCTCCAAAGAAGATGTTGTTGCCCGCTGTGGTATTGGCAGACCCATTGTTAAGCCAGAAGCGAAGCACGGTGGCGTTCGATGTGCCAGATGCAGTTGCGCCGTTAGTAGAACCGAACTTGATCTGAACTTGATCTATGCGCGATCCATTTGCGCCAGCGGTATAGCACAGGGCCAGCGGAGTGCCGACAGCTTCTGTCCCGTCATACGCCTTAGTGTTAGTCATCGCCGTTGAGACGATGGCGTT